ACGAAAGGATTTCCAGATACATATGGAATCATTCGTATAGACGACGAAATAATATTATATAAATCTAAGACAGAAACTCAGTTTATAGACTGTCAAAGAGGATTTAGTTCTGTAGTTTCTTATGCTCAAGATGACAATGAGGATTTAGTTTTTTCCGATAGTTTAATCACATCTCACTCTGCGGGCACAAATAATGTAACTAATATAGGATCACTATTCTTAAAGGAATTTTTTAAGAAGACAAAATCACAGTATCTTTTTGGATTTGAGGAAAGAGAACTTTTTTCTGGAATCAATAAAAATATTGCATTAAAACAGTCTAAAGATTTTTATTCATCAAAGGGTTCGGAAAAGTCTTTTGAAGTTCTTTTTAGAATTCTCTATGGAAAAGATGTAAATGTAATTTTACCAAAAGATTTTCTATTAAAACCGTCAGATGCATCATATAGAGTATCAAGAAATTTTGTAGTAGAACCTATTCAAGGAAATCTTGAAGATTTAGAAAATAAAACAATATTTCAAAATCAATTTGGATTTATACCAAGAGCTTATGGTACTGTCAATAATGTCAAAAGAAATTTAAGAAATGGCATATTATACTATACGTTAAGTGTTGACTTTGATTTTGATAAAGACATTATTGTTTCTGGATCTATTTTTGGAGATTTAAAAGTAAATCCAAAAACAAAACTTATAGACAATTCAAATATAAGTTCAACTAAAGAATTTTTATTGACAGTAGATTCTACTATTGGATTTGAACAATCAGGAAATCTAGTAATAAATCAAAATGGTATAGATTATTCTATAAGTTATACTTCAAAAACTATCAATCAATTTTTAAATTGCTCATCATCTCAAGATGTTTTGGTTACTTCTGGATCTGAAGTATCTCTGGATACTTTTGCATATGGTATATCATCAGATGGTCAATCAGAAATAAGATTTAGAATAACTGGAGTATTATCTGAAGTTGACACCTCAGGATCAAATTTTTATTACCAAAAGGGCGACGAAGCTGTTATTGCCAATCTAGGTTTTGTTGGAGATTCTACAAAAGATAATAATTGGAAATTCAATTCTTCAGTATCTTGTGATGTAAAATCTACACAATTTAAAGGAAATGATAGGTATAGAGTAGAGACTTTTGATTTTAATGGTATTGAAGATGGAGATTCTATTGAAATAGATTATCTCGATTCATCAAATAATAGATCTGATTTGATTGTATCTGGAGAAAACGTAGAAATTTCAACACAAGATATTCCGGGTTTCACATTTACAATATCTGGAATATCATTAAAAAAAGTATACAAAGTTAGAAGATTAATATCAAAATTTGATAATACTTTTATTTCTAATGTTTCAAATGTTTATAAAGATTTTGATGGCAATTTTCAATATGTTGCAGCTTCATCCCTTCCACAATATTCAAGTTCAAATGATTTTGCAAATTCTGAGATTGTAATAACAAATCCATTTACTCCAATAAATAATGAATTGCAAATAGTTTCATTTGGTTCTAATCATGGACTTTTAACTGGAGATCAAATTACATATTACTCTTCCTCAGAAGATGATCCAAATGATGTTGGTCTTGGATTAACTATTGTAAGTGGAACATATTATGTAAAGAAAATTAGCAATGAAGTTATAAAAATTTCTAGAAGTAGGTCTGACATAGCAAGAGGAAAATTTTTAGAACCTGCTAAATTTGTTGGAGGCCTTGGAAATGACAATAACCCATTATATGCAGGAACAATATCATTAAAATCATTAACAAAAACAGGATCTCAAAAAAGATCAAAAATAGATACACAAAAACTTGTAAGAATATTTTCTTCACCCATTTTTGATGAAAACACATATGAAACGAATCCTGGGTGTACCGGAATATTTTTAAATGGAGTTGAAATTAAAAACTATAAAACTGAAGATAGAATTTATTATGGTGAATTGGAGAGAATTGATGTAATTTCTGGTGGAAAGAATTATGATATAATCAATCCACCAGAATTAAAGATTCAGTTACCTACACAATTGAGGAACATTTCTGAATCTAGTAAAAAGCAACTTACACCAAGAGCATATCCAACCATTGAAGGATCTTTAGATAGAATTAATATTATAGATGGTGGTTTTGATTATATTGACACGCCAATAATTACTATAACTGGAGGATCTGGTTCTGGTGCAAAAGCAGTCCCCAATATGATATCTTTTGATTATGAAATAGACTTAAATTCATCAGCAACTAATTCAAGATTAGATTTGTCTCTGAATAGAATTGGGTTTTCAACATATCACAAATTTAGAGATAGTGAATCTGTAATTTACAAAACTTCGGGCAATACTAATATTGGAGGTCTTTCTACAGACGCAAAATATTATGTAAATGTTATAGATGATCACACAATAACTCTCCATAATAATTTTAAAGATGCGGAAAATGGAATCAATGCAATTAATTTAACATCTTATGGAGTAGGAAATCATAAGATACAGTCTACAGAAAGGAAGCAAAAGATAAATTCCATAAAAATTATTGATTCTGGATCTGGATACAGGAACTCAAAAATTGTAGTTAATTCCTCAGGAATAAGTACATCTAATCGCACACTAAAAGCAAAAAATCTACAATTTAACGATAAAGAAATTGTAGAATACAATGGAGTTATCTCCGTTGATGGTGGATATTTACCATCAAACTATAATATTGCCGGATTGTCAACATCCAAAAAATACATCGTAACAAAGATAGACCCAGAAACATTTAAATTGTCTGAGGTTGGTATAGGTGAAACTGAAAAATACTTCTTCTATAATACAAATCAATATGTAGATTTAGGATTGGTTGTGACCTCAAATTTACAATATTTCCACGAATTCCAAACAGAACCAATAAAAGTTACTGTTAATGGGATACTTGGCGTATCTACAGTGTCAACTGCTGATTTAACTGCAAAAATAGATCCAATATTTTATGGAGAAGTAACTTCTGCACAAATATACTATGGTGGTGCTGGATATGGGTCTATAGATTCAATTATAAATTACATTCCACAACCAGAATTTAGTTTTGGTAGAATTACTTCAAATGCTATAGCTGAACCCATAGTATCTAAAGGAAAAATTATCGCCGCAATAGTAAATGAGAGAGGATCTGGATATACCTCACCTCCATTAGTAAAAATTAGAGGTTTTGGGGTAGGTGCAATATTAACACCAATAGTTGAAGATGGTGAGATTAAAGAGATAAAAGTAATAAATGGTGGAACTGGATATGGTAAAGAAACTACTATTGAAATAGTAGATCCCAAAAAAGATTGTGTAATAAACTTCTATCCAAAGTCTTGGCAGATAAATCAGTTTGAAAGGTTAGTTATTACTAAAAAAATCAATCCAAATGACGGAATATTGTATAGGGGATTAAAAGAAAAATTTGGAATACAATATACCCATGGGTATGCACCAAGACCTCTAAGAAAAACCATATTTTCTGAGGTAAATACTGCATCAGGAATCAGATATGTATCCGATTATCAAAATGATAAAAATTCAGTAAAATACCATTCACCAATTATTGGTTGGTGTTATGATGGAAATCCAATATATGGGCCATATGGTTTTAATTCTACGACAGATAAAACTGTAAAAAGAATATCTAGTGGATATGAACTAAAACAACAGTTGGGAACAGCAATTTCAAAGACATTTGATGGAAACTTAAGTTTGATTCAAAATAGACCACCACTTACATTTTTTCCAACTGGATTTTTTGTTGAAGACTATGAATATAAAAATTCTGGAGACTTAGATATTCATAATGGAAGATATTGCATAACCCCAGAATTTCCTCAGGGGATATATGCGTATTTTACAACCATTAGCGAATCTGATAGTTCATTATCGGGGTTCAACGGCGATAAGATACCAGTGTTCCCATACATTATAGGAAACACATATAAATCAAAACCATTTGAATTTAATTTTGATCCAAATTCAAACCAAGAAGACTACGATTTAGATCAAAACAATCTTTTAAGAAATACTTTCCCATTAAATATTGGAAGTAAAACATCCAAATACGAATATCTTTTAAATAATGAAGATCTAATCACTCAAGAGTCTAACGTAATTAATGTAGAAACTGGAGAAATTGATGGTATAAAGATAATTTCTTCTGGCGATGGTTATAAAGTTGGAGATAGTTTAATATTCAATAACAAAGGTACTAATGGTAATGGTGCTCAGGCTAATGTTAGAAATATTAAAGGAAAGTTTGTAGATTCATTTGAAAATATAACAAACACTAAAAATGGTGTTGAATTTTATAAAACCAATATACCAAATAAAATAATTGGGTTTGCAACAGAGCCACATAAATTAACTGATGGAAATTTAGTATTATTAAATTCATTATCAAATTATAAAGATAAATTAAACAAACAATTTTCTATTGGAATAAGGAGCGATAATTTTATTTTAAATATTGGTGTAGGTAATGCATCTGCTACAGGAATTTCTACATATTTTTATGTTTATGGCATTCTAGACTTTCCCAACATTAGAGAGAATGATATACTGAAAATAGGTTCAGAAGATGTTAAGGTTTTAAATGTAGATAAAAGATCTTCTAGAATTAAAGTTCTTAGAGAACAAAATTCTACAGTTTCTTCAGCACATAGTGCATATACTGTATTATATGAAGATCCTAGAAAATTTACTATAAACGTAACTGATGAATTAGAATCTTTCAATTTTAGATTAAACAAAGAATATTACTTTGACCCAGAAGAATCACTGGGAATCGGAACAGTTGGTGCTGGGGTTACAATTGCATTCTCGAATCCTGGAATTGGAGAAACTAGTGTAATAGTTCCAATAAAATCAATTTATATTAAAGATCACGATTTAAGAACCGGAGATAGACTTTTATACAACTCAAATAGTGGAATTGGTATAACTGTATCTAATACAGTAGACATAAATGATGCATTCACTTTAGAAGATAATCAAGAACTGTATGTAGCTAGAATTTCCAATGATTTGATTGGAATATCTTCCACAAAAGTTGGATTTGGTTCTGATGGCGATTTTGTTGGTATACAAACAACCAACACAACTTTATATTTTGTCGATCCTGGTTCTGGGAAAGATCATAGTTTTAAAACTATCTATAATGATGTTTTATCTGCATCATTGACATCAAATATAGTTACAGTTTCAACAGGATTAACTCAGATAAATTTAAAAGAAAATGATGTTGTTTATTTGAATGTAAAAAAGAAAGATACTTTGAATTTTTCGGTAAAATATGATACGAACAATAGAAGATTAGTTATTAATGAAAGGCAGTTTTCAAATTCTAATGTTAGTGTTTTAAATGATACTATAAGATTGGAGAATCATGGTTATAATCAAGGCCAAAAAGTCATATTCAATTCATCAAATCCACCATCAGAATTAACATCTTCCAACAATTATTATGTAATTGTCTTTGACAAGGATAATATTAGGTTATCAAATTCAAAATATAACACAATTTCTCCAAATATAAAAAATATAGAATTTTCTTCTCAATTTGATGGTTCAATATCACCAATAAATCCACCCATAATAGTCGAAAAAGATCAAAAAGTATTTTTTGATCTTTCAGACTCTTCATTATCAAAATCTATTGGATTTGGTAGGACAACTTCATTTGAATTTACAATTTATACGGATAGCAATTTTAAAAACGATTATTTCCCAATAAATTCTAGTGGTATATCAAAAATATTAAAAAATAATCTTATAGGATTTAGTGGAGCATCATTATCATTTACTGTTGACGAAGAGTTTCCTAAAAATTTATATTATAATTTAAAACCATTGAATTCTGCAGATAATTCTCAAAAAAATATATCAAATGATTTGGAGGTTGATAATTATAACAAAATATCATTTATTGATTCAAAATTAAGTGGTAAAAAAGTGCTTATTGGAGTAACTACAAATACATTTAAATTTAGTGATCTGTACTATCCAGATTCAACATTCAATGGATCAAATTCATCTATAGATTATTACACCACTTCCAAAACTGAAAATGGACCAATAAATGAATTTACAATAACTTCTGGTGGAAAATCTTATAAAAAACTTCCATATGTTGAAAGAGTAGTTTCTGCTGGTGGAACTGATGCAATTTTAATTCCACAGTCAAAAACAATAGGAAAAATTCAAAAGGCTGGAATAAAGGATATTGGAGCAAATTACTCTTCAGATAAAACTTTACTTCCACTATTAAAGTTTCCATCAATATTGAGAATTGAACCTTTAACCTCAATAGAATCAATTGAAGTCATTGAGGTTGGAAAAGATTATTCAACAAATCCAAATCTAATATTAATTGATGGATTTACTAAAGAAGTAGTTCCAGAGGTTCTGTTTAAGTATGATCCAGAAAAAGATTTTGTTGAGATTTTAAGAAATACTAAAGGAATCTATAATGCAACACCAAGATTAGTTCCAACAAATAATAGTAATGGAGTAGGTATTTTAAGTATTGAATATGATCAATTAACAAAATTGGTCACTTTATTCTTATCCAGACAATTTAGTACTGTAGAATCTTTCCCATTTAAAGTTGGCCAAAAAGTTTTGGTTGAAGGTGTATCAATAAAACCAAATCAAAATTCTTCAGTTACTACTAGAGGATATAATTCATCAAGATATAATTATACATTATTTACAGTTAGTGCTATCAATCCATCTATTGGTGGTTCTGGTGCATTTATAAAGTATTCAATGACAAATTTATTAGGAACTTCAGAAATTACTGGCGAATTTGATGTCGATAATTCTGCAGGAAGAGTTATAAGTGAAGATGATTTTCCAAAATTTGATATAAAACTCAAAAAGAATGAATTTTTCATTGGAGAAACTGTTACAGCGGGTAATTCTGAGGGGATTGTCCAAAAATTTGAGGAAATAAATGAATATTTGACCGTAAAAACAAAGGATAAGTTTCTTACAACGAATCTTTTACTTGGTAAGAGTTCAGATTCTTTAGCAGCAATTAGAGAAGTGTTTGAGTATGAAACAACATATTCTATAGATTCGTCTTCAGTAGTTACTGAAGGTTGGAAAAATAATACTGGATTCTTAAATGATAATTCCCAGAGATTGCAAGATAGTGATTATTACCAATTATTCTCATATTCATTGAAATCTGAAGTAGAATTTAATGACTGGAATAGTATTGTTTCTAACTTAAATCATACTTTAGGATATAGAAGATTTGGAGATCTTGAATTAAATTCCACTATAAATACTGAATTTTTAACGGAACAAAATGAAGGTGATGTTAGTGCACTAGCTGATTTAACTAGTATAACTAATATTGATGCAGTTTATGATTATGATTTGGCAACAGAGGATTCTTTTCTTGTTGAAGGAGTTCTTACTAGTGATGAAATTACATTTGATTCTGTATTTTTACTTGATTTTGCAGAGTCTAAAGGAAACAGAGTATTGTTAATTGATGATATAAGTTCTCAGTTTAATACGGCTACAACAGTATCAACAACAGTAACTACATTTAGTATTTAAAAATGGCAAAAGTAAGATCAAGCAAATTATATTTAAATGTAAGGGATGATAGAGATTTTGATAGGAGACAATCTTCTATTATAAATTTTTTAACTGACGGAAATGAACTATACTCAAATGAATATGGTAAAACCTTTACAAAAGATGAAATTGGGAGTTTTGGTATTGATAGGGTTGTTGATAATGGTGAGGCATCAGTAAATATTAATTTTGTTCCTATAGATGGTAGACTTACAGAATATACTTATGGATTTTTAACATATGATACAAAAAAAGAAGTTACCGTTGGATCTGAAGAATATATTTTTGGAAATACTGTAAAATTAGAATCTAATTCCACTAGTGTTTCTGCTGGAATTGGAACTACTGTAACCTTAGCAACTATTGATGCGTCAACATATACTTCAGCAAAAGCTTACATTTCTATACAATCTTCTGATGACTCAATTTTTGAATGCAATGAAATAAATTTAGTCCATAACGGTTCTGAAGTATATTTTTCAGAATTTGGTAGAATTACAATTTCTAATGATATTGACGTTCAAACTGATGGGATAGGAACATATTCTGCAGATTTTAATGGTACTAATATAGACATTTCATTTTATCCAAATTCAAACCTAGATTATCTTACATCATCTACAGTAGTTTCAATTGCAAATACTACAAAAACTGTAACAAATAGTAAAAGACTTGTTGGTGGAGATCTTGAAAGCGAAAATGTGGGATTAGCTTCAACAACAAATCCTGTGCCGACAGCACTTTTTAACTATAGTTCAGTATATAATTATTGTTACTTGGTAGTACAAATAACAGATGTCACAAATAACAGAATTCAATTTTCTGAAATTGTTATTTTAAATGGTGAGGTAGATTCTAGAATTATTGAATATGGTGTTGTTTATAGTGATGTTTTATTGGGAACTTTTGAATCAAACTCAGCATCAATTACAGAGTTAATCTTTACTCCTATAGAGGATGTGCAGTTAGAGTTTACAATATTAAAAAATTTATTAACAAATGCAAATTTTGGTGATGTTGATTCTTCGATTGATCTACTAAGTGGTTCAATTAATAGTGGATCTACTTTATTATTGAGTCAAGGTTTATCTAGAGATTTTAATTTAACATACAACGATGTTCCAATTTTTGAAAGAAGATTTAATGCTCAACTTCAATCAACTGCAACGAACCCAGCTAGCGTAGACTTAAATAGAAACGTAATATATTTGCCAAATCACTTCTTTGTTAGTGGTGAAAGAATAGATTATGAACCAGAACCATTTAAGTATATTGATATTGTTACTGCAACAACAACATCCCCAGTAAATTTGGGAGATACTTTAGTAAGTATTAATGATACTAGTATTTTACAAGTAAATGACTACATTCTTAATAATAATGATTATATTAAATTGACTGGTGTTGGAGCAAATTCAGTTTCTTTGGCAGGAACAATAACTCAAGCAATATCTTCTGGAGTTGCTGTAACATTTTCCAGACTATTTGATGCAGAACTTGAATTTGGAGAAATTAATAATATAAGTGCAATTCCAATTGAAAATACCTTTATTGCTGGAGTTGGAGTAACAAATAAACTAAGTGGTGAAATTTATGCATATAAATTGGATGATAATTTTATTGGTTTTGCAACTTCACCAACCGATGCACTAAGTTCTCCGCCAAATTTAATCAAATTCATAGATGTTGGGATTGGAATTAACCACTTTGTTAGATCTTTTGATCAAAATTCAAAATCTTTAATACTCATCGATAATATAGTTCAATCCCCAGTAGTTGCAACAGCAATTACTTCATCTCTTGCCGCAGATTTAAATATTATAGACAACACTTTAGCATTTACTGGTATAACTTCATTCTTCAGTGGAGATTTGATTCAAATAGATAATGAAATAATGAGAGTTATTGCCGTTGGGACTGGAGTAGCAGGAACTTCCGTAAGTGTTATTAGACCGTTTTTGGGGACAGTTTTAGATGAGCACAGTCAAAATGCAACAATAACAAAATTAAAAGGAAATTATACTATTAGAAAAAATATACTTCATCTTGCAGAAGCACCATTTGGTCCGATAAAAGATGATGTAAATGGCGATGTAAATATAAAATCAACATTCCAGGGAAGAGTATTTTTAAGATCTGGTGATATATTGACTGGAAGGAGTACGTATGATTCAAATTATGTTTTTGATGATATTAGCGAACTTTTTGATGCAAAAACTAAAGATTTTACTCTAACTTCAGAAAACCAAAGTGTTACAGGATTTTCTACTCAATCTGGCGTAGTTTTGATAAATAATGTCTTCCAAATACCACAAGACGATTATAATTTTACAGAGGCTTTAGGACAAACTGAAATTAATTTCACAGGTACAGCAACATCTATTCGATATGATGTAAATAATGCATCAATACCAAGAGGTGGTGTAATTGTTGCTGCAGCTACAAGCAATGGATTTGGGTATCAACCTTTAGTTTCTGCTGGAGGTACTGCTATTGTTTCTATAGCAGGAACTATTCAAGCAATTAGTATAGGAAATAGTGGTTCTGGATATAGGTTTGGTTTACAACCAACTATCAATGTCGGTGTACAAACTTATAGTGGTGGTACTCCAAATATAGAATTTATTGGAACTGCTGCAGTAAGTAATGGTAATGTTGTTAGCATTGCTATAACAAATCCAGGTTCAGGATACACATCAACAAACCCACCAGAGGTTGTATTTGATGCACCATTATCATATTCAAATTTAAACTTGAGCGTAGATTCTGGAATTGGAACAGAAGCTACTATTGACATTGTAGTTGGTCAAGGATCTAGTGTTATCGATTTTAATATCAAAAACTTTGGATATTCCTATGATATTGGAGATGTTTTAACTGTAGAGAGTGGTGGAAGCACTGGTATACCTACAGATAGTTCACTACCATTCCAACCATTCCAATTAACGGTTGAGAGAGTTTTTGTTGATGATTTTAGTGGATGGTCTTTGGGTGAACTTGAGCCATTAGATCCATTAGATGATCTGTTCAATGGTGATAGAGTAACTTTCCCAATACAAAGAGATGGCAATAGATTTGCTATTATCAAAAGAAAAGGTAAAAATATAGATTTGAAAGCAGTATTATTGATATTCATTAATGATATTCTTCAAGAACCAGATGTTGCCTATAGATTTGATGGTGGAAGTACAATAACTTTTACAGAGGCTCCTAAAGAGGGCGATAAAGGAAGGATATTATTCTATAAAGGAACCCCTGGAATAGATGTGGTAGATGTGGATTTACTAGAAACAATACAGATTGGTGATAAAGTTAAATTGGTTGGAGATAAGACCAATCTTGTACAAGAACAAAGATTGGTTACTGATATTATTTTGCCAGACGTTTTGGAAACAAATCCATATATTTCTGATGGAATTGTTAGTGATAATTCCTTTAGAAGGTCAATTAATTGGTATAGGCAAAGAAATGATTTAGTAGTTAATAAAGTTGAAGCAAATAAATCAAGGGTAGTTTATGAACCATATATAAATCCAGAATGTAGAATCATTGAATCTGTAGGAATTGGAACAACTCAAATATACGTAGATTCTGTTAAGACTATTTTTGATCCAGAGAATGAGGATCTGCAGTCAGATTCCCCAATAGTAAGAACTGTTCAAATCATAGATGATAATCCATTAGTTTCAGCAGCTGCTACTGCTATTGTTTCTATTGCAGGAACAATTCAGTCTGTGGTTGTATCTCACGGTGGAGTTGGATATAGTACAAGTTCTTTAAAACCAGAAATTTCCGCATCTATACAATATCCAATAGGAGTTGGAAAAACAGGAGTAGCTAAGTTGAAGACCAATCTAGTTTCTGGATCTATAGATTCTATAGATGTAGTTTCTCCCGGATTTGGTTATAGTCAATCAAATCCACCAAAAATCTTAATCGAAGAGAGAAGTACAAAGTCAACATTAGTTAGTAATGTTTCTTATAGAGGAGACTTTGGAATAATAACGGGAATAGGAACTACAAATGTAGGAGTTTCTACAGGACTCGTTTTTGATTTACTAATTCCAACATATTCATATCTTAGAAATTTCAACGTAAATGCACCAATAACTACGGTGAGTGGAATTGGATCGGGATACTTCTTTAAGGTTTCAAACTCTAATGTAGGTTTTGGACTTACAAGTTTCAGGCAAGATGGATCAATAATTGGTATTGGTACTAATTATATTGACAATATATATCAAGCAATTTCAGTTTCTTTTGCTACTACGTCAGTATTTGGCGAAAGTGATCCCAAAAATATTGCGAGAGTAACGGTTAGTGTTTCTGATACATCCAATTTAAATCCATTCCTTGGTTCTGAAACATATTTTGGTGATTATAGTTGGGGAATAATAGAGGTTCCAAATACTATAGACAAGCAATATGATGTTTATCCAGAAAATGGAGTGATTGGATTGAATACAACACCACTTATTAGAAGATTTAACCGACTTAGATTTTCTAGTTATAATAATACATAAATTAGTTAAATAAATATAGAAAAAAGATATAAATCAATGTCTGCTATTATAACAGATCAATTCAGAATTTTGAGTGCTGATAATTTTGTTTCCTCGATAGGATCCACTACAAATTCATATTATGCATTCGTTGGATTGACAAATTCAACAGATTACAAGTCAGATTGGGAAGATCTTCCAAGGTCTCCAGTAGATTCTTTTGATAACTTTAATGATGTGTGGGATACAATTATTGCACTTAAAAAAATTAGTGCCGGTGATGTGAGAAAGGTCATCAGAAAAAATACTTGGGAAAGTGGAACTATTTACGATACATATAGGCAAGATATAAGTAGATTGAGAAGATCAAATCCAAGTGATAGGACCAGTTTATATGAATCAAATTATTATGTAATTAATAGTGACTTTAGAGTTTATATGTGTCTTTCTAATGGATTTGATCCAGATAACACGGATGGAAAACCTTCTCTGGACGAACCACGTTTTACAGATTTAGAACCAAGAGCTGCTGGTGTTAGTGGTGATGGATATATTTGGAAATATATGTATACAATCAAACCAAATGAGATTGTAAAATTTGATTCTATAGATTATATTGTAACACCAATAGATTGGGAAAATGATGCTGATAATGCTGCAGTTAGAGAAAATGCAGACCCCGAAATTAGTGGTCAAATAAAAGTTGCTTTTATAACAAATAGGGGAAGTAACCTCGGAGCAGCAAAAGTATATGAAAATGTAAAAATTATTGGAGACGGTTCTGGTGCTTCAGCAACTATAGTTGTTGGAACAGATGGTACAGTTGAAAGTATAGACGTTATTGAAGGTGGAACTGGATATACATTTGG